GTACTTACCTTGAGTGCGGTTTCTTGTCCCCCAGTCTTTTGCGGGTTCTTTAATTGCTTCATTATCATAAAAATACTTTTTACTCTTACTCAATAGAAATATGTACTCATGTGCTTTAGTACATCTATCCTTGACACTCTCAGGCATAGGATTAGGTTTATGCCATATGATATCTTGTCTTAGATACCAACCATCCGCACGTAATGCGAATGCTAACATCCAAGGTATACCTATCAAGTCTTTTTGTTTCAATCCTTCTAGTTTATTACCTCTCACTGGTGTGCTCTGTGGTAAATCTTGTCTAGTCTTTGATACTGTCTGTTTAGGATAGTTACCATCACTACGATATTATAGTATGAATCTCCTATGTTTAACCATAATGTACCATCATCCGTGAGACAATCACGGACTAGTGAGAACACCTTGACCATTTCTTTCACATAATCTTCTGGTGTCTGCTCTAATCCAATTTGACTATCTTGTCTGACCGCACCACACTTAGGGCAAACAGTTTTGTATATTGCATCCCCAACTCCTGCCATTTTATCATGGTTCTTATGTCCAGTGATACAATTGTTAGGATTGACTTTTGAATCTCTCATGTGATTGCAATTTGGATCTCCTCCTACCCACGTAGCAGTTCCATAATCACGTAGTCCGTAATATGGTGGACTAGTCACACACATTTGAACTGGTGTTGTGATTGTCTTCAATGTTTCTCGGCAGTCACCGAATAATATTTTATTCATAACCAATTTGGTTTTCTGGATGGGTCACGAAGATAATTAGATGCAACCCAAGGTTTGCTGCCAATGTAATTTTTGTAAGCAGTAAAAGTGTCAATGCTTGTGTCAAATTTAAACTGTTCGGGCATGGCTCGGGTATAGCTCGTAGGGAAATCATCGTGATGTGGGAATGTATTGTTAACGTACTCGATACTAGATTGACAACTGTGAACCTTATTGTATCTGTGAGTATACTCTGCACACAATGCAAGACCATGATTGATTAACCATGTCCAATGTGATTGTGCCCAGATAGTGCATGGGTGATTCCTAAATGCACCTTTGTCTGTCTTATATGGTGTACCATCTAACTTAGGTACAATGCCAAAACCATGACCCCACTTGTCACTACCAACAATGGATAGCATTTGACATGTTTCCAATGGCATCTTGACAATATGCTTGTCAGGCAAGCACTTTGCTGATACTATTGGATCTGGATCGGTAACAAAAATGTTCATAGTCTAATGATAGCAACAAATCATTGTTCTGTCAATTCGTAGTGTGGTCTTTCGTAATGGTCATTCCAATGACGAATGTTACCTGCTACGATGAAACAGTTGGTAATGATGAGTTGTAAGAAAATAAAGGTTCGGATCATAGCTATGATATCCGCTTCCTTATCATTCTTGCCTTCCTTCTGACCTAGTGCCTTTGCCCAGATCCTCCAGACTTTCCTCATTTCTTTTTCTTTTTCTTTTTACTTGGTTTGAATACACCAAGAGATCTGAGCATGAACAGACTTAATACTGTCCAAAATACTACATACCATCCATTCATAAGTTATGCGAAGTTAAGAGCAATTGTAACACGATCTCCTTCAAATGTCGAGGGGGGAACTGCGTGTTCTATGTTTGATCGAAATATAATTAGCGTTCTTTCCATAGGAGGACCTATTATATTACGCATTTGTAATTCTGTATTGCGTACTATATTCTTAGGAGGGAGCATACATGTTGCTTCTGGTCTTTTAAATGTTGTACCAGGTGCACCTTTGGGTACTTTGGCAAAATATATTGCGGAGAATATACTATTACAATGGGTATGAAACTCTTGATATCTTCCACTAGTGTAAACATTGTACCATGATTCCGTACAATTATATTGTGCTTCACTCCCATATGCTCTAGCAAAGTCAACCACACACTCCTCTGCTCTTTTAGTGAGGGTTTGCATTTCCAAATAGTCATTTAGATCACTAATATGAAAACAATTATCAGGAGAAAACTCTCCACTCATCCAATCTGATGTATTACCCGCACCAAATATTCCTTGCAGTTCATATACCTTATCAAGTAACTTATCATTCTCTTCTTCTGTGAGAATATCAGGCATGGCATATAAACCAATCGGGAATACAAACTGTATATTATTAAAGTTTGCGTAATCACCTTGTGTATGTGGTGTAGGATTATCTGTTAGTTGTGATATAGGGATTCTAATGTTATTCTTCATCTTCTTTTTTCAAGTCAAATACTAATAATTCGTCACCTGATTGTACATCTTTCATCTCAGGATGCACTATCTTCCGTGGTTTCTTTACATCTTCTAATACAGCACCTGTCATTCTCCACATGAATGCGAATGTTGCACCAACAACTGCTGCAAAACTAAGACCAAATATGAATATGGTTACGTCATTCATAGGTCTTCTAGTCTAGGTTCTACCCAATGTTCTGTATTGTCAATACCTGCTGCCTTGACATACCGCATGATGTGATCATCTATCTGATGATATATTGGATGTAAGTCTAAATCCATGTTAATGTCATGTGCTATCTGTGCCACTTGTGCTTCAGTTAAGCAGTGGTCTGGATGCAACAAATCACAGGTTGGTATCCTGTGTTCAATTAGTTCATTAAGGTTAAGTCTAATTTCGTAGTCTCTATATACTGGCATGTTTCTACTGTGCTAGAAGGGGTCTGAGACCCCTTGTGGGGTCTTAAACGTACTTGGTAGGTAAAGTTGATCTATCGTAAAGATAACCACCAGACCATGTGCAATTTACTGGATTAAGGATATACTCTCTATCCTTGATGATACGTAAGTCCCATCTTACTGGATACTTACCTGTTAGTGTTGGTGCATTATAACCTGCAGGCATATACACCTGACCTGTCTTCTTATCTATAAATGCATGAACACTGCTGTCCTTGTACTCTGTCTCGTGTCTGCCAAACTCTTGCATAACGATCTTGATGTACTTGCGACCTGTGTATGCTACAAATCTGTTTAGGTTAGCAGTACCTAGAGCGATCTTGTCTAGTTGCTCCTTGTGATACTCCTCGTATGATCTCTCGTCTGCTAATTCTCTCTCATGCATTCTAATTGATTGATGCTTGAAGTTTAAATCTAATGCTTTACATAGATCGTTAGCCCAACCTTGTACTCTTTCTTCGAGTGTTGCAGGTGCGGTTGCTACTGTCATGTGTCTCCTGTGTTGTATACTATAATTATAGTACAATATATGCGGATATGCAAGCTATTGTGACACTAATTTAATCGTCCCAATCATCATCCCAATCTATTTCCTCCTCTTCACCGAACATCAGTTCATAACTTTCCGCATCCTCTTCATCAAAATGATTGACATGCCACTGCAATACACGATATCCTTGCAGACTACTGAATGTTATAGTAGAATCTCCTTCATTCATAGCAAAACCCCGCTTCAACCACTCCGTTAGTTCATGCTCTGGGTATGCATCTATCATCAAATTGAGTAACTCTTCAAACTTATCACGTTTAAGATGCTTATACTCTAGTGGTGGATGATCTAAATGATCTTGCCACACTGGTGTTCTTCCGTCTTCTATCCACATCATCGCTCAAACACCTCAATCTTACCCTCAATATACTGGTGGATATAGTTGACTACCTCATCCGCTATGTTCATTGGTTCGTTAGTAAATTCAATAATGTATCCTGGTTTCTCAAATTCTAACACATCAAACTCACTTTTCAACCTTCTGGGTGCACCCATGGGTAATTCTACCTTGCCATATGTAGCATTTTCCGTACAAATGAATATAGAATCATCATTCATAGGCATAAAGTGTGTGGTTTTTTCTACTTTCTGTACATGTCGCTCTAAATTTGGTATAGTCTTGGCATCAGGGTCGATACCAACACAGAGAGCACTACTATTATCGGTCAATGATGTGAACCTAGTTATCCCCTGTATGCGAAAACTTACGTTAGTGCCAGGTTTATAACGTAAGAAGTGCGGATGTCTTGCTGTTTCACTCATCCATATACCATCATTAAACAACAGACATCTACTATGCATATAAAAATGCCTGAGAAACTCAGTAGGTATGTCCATCCAATCAGGTATGATTGCATTGACCATATCAATATGCTCTTGCTTGAGGTATCTTTTGTGTTCTTCTGGATCGTCACCAAAGAATTTAAAACCTTGGTCACATCCTCTATGATATATTACTGTAAAATCTTCAAATGAATCAGTTACAGTGTATGATTTACTCATCTATCAATAATTTCAATAAGTCCGTCTTCTACTTGTTGTAACCATGTCCTAGTAAATTCTGCAACATCAGGTTCTTCTCTTGTGAATTCAATTATTAATGTAGGTTTATCTACTGTTATTTGAACTGTGTGATCAACTGATACTGGATATGGGAAATGCTGTTTTATTTTCTGTTTATGAAACCAACAATCGTGCATTGCTACTAGTATACTACCTTTTCCTGTTGGTGTAAAGGCTCCACTCTCCTCATAAAAATGACATCTTCTATTAGTGGCATGCATATCTTCATATCCTTGGCATGAGGATACACCATGTGCTTCTTGCGATATCATTCTTGCAAGACCATTGAATCTGAAATGAGTGTGTGAACCGTTATGATAAAGCAATGATCGGTGTGCAGGTCTTAAACTGTCACTCCTCCATGTACTTCCGAACATTACTGTTCTATGATGCACTTGTAAATACTTACCGCAATCTCTCACTTCATCTTCGATAGATGCGACTACACCCTTAGGATACTTTTTAATATGCTCTGTGACAATATCATCCTGACTAGGCAGAACTATCTCCAGTACTGGATCAGGATCATTACCAAATATTTTTTTACCTTGACGTGCATCAGTTGTACTGTACACCGTCATACCAAATTGTGTTATGCTTCTACCAAAAGAATAGTGTGCTATCCTTGAATCTTGTGTTTCTGCAAATTGATACATGTATTACCCCTCAGCATCTTCTTCTGCTAGTGCCTGTGTGAGTGCTTCAAATTGTAAATCAAAGTCATCTTCATTATAAACGTTGATAACCTGAGTTGCATTTATAGCACCTGCAATAGGATCAACATTATTTGGATTTGCTTTTGCTTTTTCCTCATGATGCTTCATTAGATCAATCATTGGAACTGATTGTTCTACATCTAGTATAGAGTTGAGTGCTAGTAGACTACCAGACATATCAACTTCTTCACATCTAGAATTTTCAACTGCAGCATAAACCATATCAGCAACTTGGAATCTCAATGGTTCCACTTCTTCTGGTTCCATATTATCAAGATCCATGATAATAGGACCATACCACTCATCATTCTTGAGTGTGCCATCATTGTAGAATACTTCAAAAGTTCTCTCTTCTGAGTTATAGTTTGTACATTTATATACTGGTGCTACTTCAGCATCCAGTCTAAACTGTGGATCTATATTTTCAATAGCTTCGGTCATTAGTTTACCTCTGGTCCGTTAACTGTACCTTTTGTCTCATATGTTATATAGCTGACTCCGTCTACTGCACTACCACAACTACCTGGTGAACCAGCAGTACCTCCACCTTGTGCATTTTGTCCTAGATTACCACCATGTCTACCTCTTTGAGCATTACATGACTGGTTCTGACCACCATTACCTCTAGCATTTGATTGTCCATTTTGACCATTAGCATCACCACTTCCACCTTGTCCACCAGGATAGCCAGCACCACCGCCACCTCCACCACCTTGTTCTTTGGAGAAGTTTTGATATGTAACAGGGCATTGACTACCTTTCATACATGATTTCTGTCCAGTGTTTTGGTAGGTGCATTGACCTCCACGGCCACCGCCACCTCCTCCACCGCCACTAGCAATCTGACCACTGTTGACTACTGTAGTGCTTGTTCTGCACCAAAATGCAGTTTGTCCATTCTGTCCACTTCCACCTGCACTATGATTGTTACTTCCATTTCCACCATTACCACCTTTACCTAAGATGCGTTTACCACCATTAACATATAAAACTACTCTAGAACCTGCAGGCATAAAAGGAATTTCCAAACGTCTTTGAGTTGATGCAACATATATTGCACCAATTGCAGGTGTCGTACCATTCCAAGCACCAACATCAGCTAATGCATTATTTAGATTAAATCTTCTACTAGTTACTGCTGTAATATAACCAGTACCAGTATAGTCATCATTGCTTCCCTGATTCCAGTTCAGAATATGATAACTATATGATGTATTGTTAGTTCCGTTATTATTCTGATTTAAAGTAAATTTAAAATGATATACATTATACTCTCCTACTTCTCGCCATGACCCACCTGATTTTACATGTATTTCTTCTACAGTACCCCATGCATTATTTTTCTTGACCCATACACGATCAGCATATCGCCATGTGCCACCTGATTTAACAGCAACTGTACCGCCTAAACGAGCAGCTGTATCATTATCGTAAGGAAGACTCATAATTAATACCTAAACCAAATATCTCCATTTGAACCACCCGAAGGTGAGCTTGTACTTACATACCTTCTACCGTATGCATTTGAATTTTCGCCAACACTGAATGTAACTCCACCCGTAGTTGAGTTAACAGACCCGTCGTAGAATCCTGAAGGATTAGCGAATGATGTAACACCAGTATTATTTATTGTGATAGAATTAGATCCATTTGTAATACTGATACCTGTTGAACTACCTAAAGTTGCTTTGGCAAACCCACTGGAAGAACCTATAAGTAACTGTCCATTAGAGAGACTTGATGTGTCTATACCAGTTCCACCCTTGCTTCTACCGATAGTAGTTGCGTTCCATGTACCAGTAGTAATAGTACCAACAGTGGTAAGGCTACTCGCTGAGGTCATACTACCAAGTGTGCCGATCGACGATTCTATAGTAGCTCTAGTGGTATTATCTAAAGCATCAATATTTTTTAATGTAGCAGTTCCACTTGCATCGGTGATTACATTAGATGCACCAACTGTGAGGTTATTACCGATTGTCAAACCACCTGTAAGAGACAAGTCGTTTCTTATGGTTGTAGTACCAGTAGTAGCACCAATAGTGAGATTAGTACATGCACCACCAAAATTAATTGTTGTTGCTGAGGTGTTAAGTAAGTTGAATGTAGAACTAGTAGTTTGAAGTGTAGTACCATTTGCATTGATTTGAGCAACGACGGTGAGTGCGTTACCAACATTGACATTACCGCCAGTTTGAAGTGTACCAGTTCCTATTGTGAATGTGCCTGGATTATTAATTTTTATTCCAAGTCCGTTGTTAAATTCTAAATCACCTGTACTATCACCAGTGCCACTACCACCTGTTACTTGTAAGTTACCAGTATCAGACAAACCAAACTTAACCCATTCACCACCAGTATAATAATGTCCTAAGTGTCCTCCTCTAGTGATACTTTCTAATAATTTCCAGTCACCAACATCACCAACATCAGATGCAGTCGGAGCTGATCCAAACACGTCAATGTTCTTAGATGATTCATTTGTACCACCAATAGTAAGATCATTAACAATTAACTTATCTTCAATAGATGCTTCATTAAGTACTCTTAACTTACCTCTGATCTCAGTTTCAAGTGTGTTAGATTCAACAGTGATCTTATCCCTAACAATAAGTTCATCAAATGTAGGACGTAAGTTTGTAGTTTCACCAACGATTGATAATGTAGGAGTATCAAGGTTTGCTTCCTCACCAGTAACAGAACTGATCTTAGTATTACCAATGAATAAGTCACCATTACTGTTAAGTCCAGAGTAGAATGCAATACCACCATCTTCCTTCTGTGACTGTGATATAAGTATCTCTTGTTCAGTAAGAACTCTATTCTGAACTGAAGGTAGACCAGTTGAATAGTTACCTGGACCATAACCAACATATTCAAATGTATGGTTACCAGATCTTAGGATACTAGGTCGTCTAAGTTCAGTATCAGTTGGTGATGTTGCAACTGGAACCATCCTTAATGCTAGATCCAATTCCTCTGCTTCACCGTCTCTTGCTTCAAGAGTAATATAGTTTGCTAGTTGAGGACTGTTTGGGTTACCTGCGTTAACGTAATTGTTTCTTGTTTCTTGAATAAATGCGTTAACTGATTCCTTTGTGATAGATAATGCCTTATCTTCTACTGTACCATCTGTACTCGTAACTAAACCAATAGTAGTATTACTTGCAACAGATGTAGCTGCATCTGGATCTTCAGTTGGGTTGTCCTTATCTAAGGTAGGATATAAGTCATTAATATTCTGGGAAAATGAGAATGAGTTAACACTAGCATTAGTTGGTGAGATACTACCTTTCAATAGAGTACAGTAGTAGACACCATTTTGTATTGACTTCTTAAGTTCTTTCTCAATTTCAATATCGTAGATATAATATACTTCCCCGTATGACTGACCCGTAGGTACGTTTCTTGGTTGTACAATATAACCATTGATAGGATCTCTTGATAGAGACACAGAACTATCTACAACATAACGTACACGATATGTTCTATCACGAGAAGATCTATTATCAGGTATACGACGCATGTAACCTGCACCAGTAAATAGTGAGTTGTTATAGAAGTTATCATCTCCAAGATGATAATGTATACCTTCGTAACCAGTAGATGCAGGAGCTACAGATGCACCAGATGTACTAGCAGTGACTCTTAAATACCAGTTGTCAAGTGCAGTATCAAATTGTAGTGGATGATTAGGGTCACCAGGTGTATATTGTTGTGCAGTGATGTCAGTAAATACACTGTCAGCTGGTGATGCACTACCATCAGGAGATATTAATGCTGCAAATATAGTTGGTACTGAAGCATTACTACTGTCTATCAATGAAACATATATCTTATCTTGCTTCCTAGCACCAATATTGAAACCTTGTAATTTATATGGAGGTTTAGTTGCTTCAGATGTATATCCATATAAGTATAATCTTGTATCAGGTGCACCTATGTTTAACCATATGATATTACCATCAGTAGCAGATCCAGATGTATGTGTAGGACCTGTTCCTGTAGATGATGTAGTACCACCTGCAACAGTATAATATGTTTGACTATTGACTAAGACTGAGGATCCTGCAGTAAAGTTTTTACTCTGTGCCCAACTACCATTATTTCTAGTAGCATTATATTTAACTTTCTGTACATCGAATGCTACATATCCAACAGGTATTTCATTGACAGTACCTTTATATACACTGATACCAGTTCCAGTTGTACCACGATATCCTCTGTTTAGAGTCAATACACCTGTACCAGAGTTAACAGCAGTTACTTTATATGCTTCCTGAGCATCACCTTGTATAAACTTGACATAATCATTTGCTTCAATACCATGCTGATTGTTAGCTGGCGTAGGAGTCACAGTCAAATTATTTTGTGTAGCAGCAAATGTATATGCACCTGTGACACTATATGTCCTACCTAATTTCTGAGGAGGAATAATA